GGGAGCCGATGGCCATGGGGCTCGGGTGGCTCGCGGAGTGGATCGCTGCGCGCAGGGCCACGGGCTGCTGCTGCGTCGTGGACGGCAAGGCGGGCGCGCAGGCGCTCGTCGAGAAGCTGGGCAGGATGCCCGCCAACTACATCGTCACGCCGACCGCCGCGCAGGTGGTGGCGGCTAACGCGACGCTGGTGGACATGGTGAACGAGCGCTCGCTGAGCTGGCTGCGGCCGCAGGCCGACCTGCTCGACAGCGCGGTCACGTCCACGCGGCGCAGAATCGGCTCCGCAGGGGGCTGGGGGTTCGGAGGCGGGAACCCCGTACCGATAGACGCGGCATCGCTCGCGCTATGGGGCGCTCTCAACTCTAAACGCAACCCCGAGAGGAAGCAGAGGATAGGATGACGTACGGATTCGACGGCATCGCTGGGGCCGAGGGGCTTCCCATGGCCGAGCGCGCCGTGCTCGCCGAGCTTGTGGACATCTACGCGGCGCACATGGCGGCCAACGCCGAGAAGTCGCGCTACTACGACCAGCGCGTGACCGCCGGCGAGTGCAACTTGGGCATCGCGCTGCCGCAGGAGCTGCGCAGCTTCGAGATGGCGTGCTGCTGGCCCGAGAAGGCCGTGACGGCGCTCGCCGACCGCAGCAGCTTCGACGGCTTCGTGAGCGCCAGCGGCGAGGACGTGCCCGAGCTGGACGAGCTGGTGCGCGACAACGGCCTGCGCACGGCCTACGGCATGGCGGTGCTCGACGAGCTGAAGCACGGCGGCGTGCTGGCCACGCTCGCACCGCATCCGCTCCACGGCTGCTCGATTCGCTTCCACACGTTCGAGACCAGCGCGGCGCGCTGGAACGGCTCGCTGCAGCGCATCGACGCGGCTCTGGCCGTCATCGACTCCGAGCGCGACCCGCTGCAGCGCGCGGTGCGCCCGAAGACCGCGAACCTCTACACCGAGGACGCCACGTGGGTGCTCAGGCGCGTGGGCAATTCTAAGTGGTACGCGCAGCGCGCAGCCAACGGCCTCGGGCGCGTCATGGCCCACGTGCTGCGTAGCCAGCCGACCAACTCCCAGCCGCTAGGCACGAGCCGCATCACGCGCTCCGTGCGCGCATTGACTCGCGGCTATATCCGCACGATGACGCTCGCGACCGTGGGTCTGGAGTTCTCGACCTCGCCGCAGAAGTACCTCATGGGCGTGTCCGACGCGCAGTACGACGCGCTGATAGACTCGAAATTCGCCAAGTATGTGGACTCCATCATGCTTGGCACGGTGGACCCCGAGACGGGCGACGCGCCGACCTACGGCCAGCTCGCACAGGGCACGCTGCAACCGCACGTGGACATGCTGCGGATGCTGTCCACGCAGTACGCGGCCGCTACGTGCCTGAGCGTCACGGACGCGGGCGTGGTGAACGACGCGAATCCGACCAGCAGCGACGCGATAAACGCCCAGAACGACAAGCTGATACGCCGCGCCGAGGACCTGAACGCCTACAACGGCGAGGCCCTGCGCGAGATCGCGCTCATGGCGCTGGCCGTGAAGCGAAACCGCTCGCTCAGCCAGCTGCAGCCAGAGGACCGCGACGTGATGGCCCACTTCCTGCCCGCGTCCATGCCCAACATGGCCGCGATGGGCGACTGGGCCGTGAAGCTCGGCCAGGCCGACCCCGAGTTCGCTGGTACCGACGTGTACTACGAGCTGCAGGGCTTCGACAAGCCGACCATCGCGCGCATCCAGGCGCAGAAGCGGCGCAATCGCGGACAGGCCGCGCTGTACGACATGGTAGCGGAGGGCGCGGATGAGGCTGTCTAGGCGCGTGCTCGACGCGTACAACCGCGCGGTCAAGCTGCACGGGGACGATGCGGAAGCAGCCACCCGCAAGGCGCTGGGCGCGTGGCTCGACGAGAACCGCGGCGCGACGATAGCCCAGACCCGCGAAGCGGCCAAGGCCATAATGCAGGCCGCGGGCACCGTCCACGGACGGGCGGCGGGCGAGGAGGCCCGCGCGCTGCGCTCGGCCGTCGCCGAGGCGAGCGGCGCGGAGCTGTCCGACAACGACCACGAGTGGGAGTACGAGCCCGACCCCGAATCGGTGGACAGGACTGCGCGCTACCAGGCGGAGAAGCTGAAGGACGGCGACGTGGACGGTTTCAAGTCCGCGATAGCGTCCGCAGCCCGCTACTACGCCGAGCGCGGCGCGAACGAGACAATGGCGCGGCTCGGGAGAAGCGACAGGGGCGCGAGGTTCCCCCGCGTGCCCACTGGCGCGACCACCTGCCCGTACTGCCTGATGCTTGCCAGCCGCGGCTTCGTGTACTCGCGCGAGGTGGCGGCGCTCAACGCCAATCACCGCAACTGCGACTGCCGCATCGTGGAGGGTTTCGACGGGATGAAGGTCGAGGGTTACGATCCAGACCTGTACTACGACATGTGGAAGCATCCTGAGAAGTACGCTAATCAGGCAAGTGAGCCAATGAGCGAATATGCTGAATATTACGTTACCGTGGCTGATAGTTTGCAAAAGAAAGCGGGTAAGCTTGAAGATAGGGCGCTTAAGCGCATGGAACGCGATTATGAATTTACAAAAGAAGCTCTAAGCGGCTCAAACGCTAGTTATTCAAAGATTGAAGCATTCTATCAGGGTGCAGATGAGCAATTCTTTAAAGCGAAGATGACAGAAGCGCGTGAGCGCGGAATCAGGCAAGCAATTAAAGACAATCCCGCTGGCGATAATGAATACTTTTCAAATGCAGAACTAAAAGCGTCAAGGGAATTTGCTGAAAGCACAGTAGAGCTACCAAAAGAGATAACTGGTAGAAGCACAGCTAAAACGCCACGCATAGCTGACATGCGCAGTTATTTTGACAAAGACGGTAATCCAATCAACGTAAATGCTCGTGATGGCGGTTATAGCGCTTGGAAATCGTCTTGGGGCAAGGCGTTTGCAGATAAAGAAAAGAAACGACGTAGCTAACTAATCTCGGAATCAAGCCATCCGCACGGGTGGCTTTTTTCATATGGCCGTCACGGTGCTAGACGTGGCGGCTTTTTTCATGCCCACGCGCGGGCATCGCGCGGATATGACGACAGCCAAAGGCTGGGAAAGGGGACTCCATGTCCGAAACCGACGAGACGCCCACGCAGGGCGCACCTGCGGAGAAGCCCGAGCGCACGTTCACGCAGGCCGAGATGGAGGCCATCATCGGCGACCGACTGAAGCGCGAGCGGGCGAAGTACGCCGACTACGAGGAGCTGAAGGGCAAGGCGCAGCAGTACGACGCCGCGCAGGAAGCCGCGAAGAGCGACCTCGAGAAGGCGGTCGAGGAACGCGACGCCCTCAAGGCGCGCCTGGACAAGCTGGAAGCCGACAAGGCCCATGCGGATGCCGTAGCAAAGGCCGCATCCGAACATGGCGTGGACGCCGCGCTCCTGGCTCGCATGTCGGGCGACGTGGACGAGAACGCGCTGTTCCTCAAGCAGCAGCTGGCGAACGCGCCGAAGTACGGCGCTGTCCCGGATGGCGGCGAATCGACACCGCCGACCATCACGCGCGAATCAATTGAGGCGGTCAAAGACCCCGTGGAGCGCGTGCGGCTGCGAGCACAGCACCAAGACCTCTACAAGTAAGGAGAGCAGACAATGGCTGCACCGACCAACATCATCACCGCGGCTGACATCGACGCCGCACTGTCCCAGGAGTTCATCCAGAACTTCAAGGGCGAGTTCGACCGCCTCGCTGAGCTGATGGGCATCTTCGGGGTGTCCACCCGCGCCGCGGGCGTCGCCCTGTACCAGTACACCGTGAGCGGCGCGCTCAATAACAGCGCGAATGCGGCAGGCGCGTATTTCAAGACCGCCGATACCGACATCGTCGCAGGCAAGACCTATTACACGGTCTCCAACAGCGTATATAGCGCCGTTGCAAACCCGACGAAGTCGAATCTTGGCAGCTACTACGAGCTCGACATCCTCGGCTCCAGCTCCGGCACGGCCTACGTCGAGGGCGACGAGGTCGCGCTGTCTAAGTACACCGTCACCCGTACCCCCATCGGCGACCTGTCCCCGGTCCCGTACCGCAAGATGACCACCGCGAAGGCCATCCTCCAGGACGGCTACGAGAAGGCCGTCATTGCCACCGACGCCAAGATGCTCGCGCAAATCCGCGCGCAGATCATCAACCAGTTCTTCGCCACCATGGCAAACGGCACCGCCACCCAGGGCGCCGCGACTGTCGCGGGCCTGCAGGAATGCCTCGCCCTCATGGACGCCAAGGTGCTCGACAACATGGAGACGAACGGCGACGAGACCGACGCATCCCTTGTCCACTTCGTCAACCGCCAGGACATCGCGGCCTACCTCGCCAACGCTGCAATCTCCACGCAGACCGCCTTCGGCATGACCTACATCCAGAACTTCCTGGGCGTGCAGAACATCTTTGTGACCAACAAGGTCGCGAGCGGCACCGCCTATGCCACCAGCGCGGCCAACATCCACGCCTACGGTATCGACTTCGCCGAGCTGTCCCAGGGCGGCCTGGTCTACCAGACCGAGTCCAACGGCCTCGTCGGCGTGGCCCACAAGGGCGCATACGACCATGCATCCGCTGAGACGAACGTCATGTGCGGCTTGCAGCTCATCGCTGAGAACACCGATTACATCGGCAAGTTCACATTCACCCCGGACGCCTAATCATGGCGACGGCGAAGGTGAAGGTCCGCTTCCACGGAGTGCGCGAGCACAGGACCTACGAGGTCGGCGAGACATACGAGGGCTCCGAGCTGCGAATCAGGCAGCTGGCCGAGCGCGGCTACGTGGAAGCAGGGCAGAAGAAGAAGACCGCGCCCAAGCGCGCGGCGAAACCGAAGGAGCAGTAATGGCATACGCGACGGTCGAAGACCTCGAAGCGAGGTGGAGGACCCTCACCGAATCCGAACGGGCCGTCGCGTCGGCCCTGCTCGACGATGCCGCTGTGCTCATAGGCTCGTACGGCGAGCCGTCGGGCGCAGAGGCGGCGAGGGCGGTGTCGTGCCTCATGGTGCGCCGAGCCATGTCGCCGATGGCCGGCGAGATGTTCGGCGTCACGCAGGCGTCGATGACGGCGGGCAGCTACCAGCAGCAGCAGTCGTTCGCCAACCCAAGCGGCGACCTCTACCTC